GCATTCGTGTCCGTCAAGCTGGCATAACTTCCCCTAGTGGCCCTGTCGGGCCACCTTTCTGGAGCATTTCCCATGACAGAAAAAGAAAAGCTGATTGCTCGGCTGAATGAACTTGGTGCCCAGCTTAACCGCGAAGTCAGCACCAGCGGCACCATTCAGGAACTCACGATGCGTATTGCTGAGCTTGAAGAGGAGCTGAATGAAGACGCCAGCTCGGTTGACGGCGAAAGCAACGGGCAGAATGCTTCCGACAGCACCGACAGCACCGACAGCACCGACAGCACCGACAGCACCGAAAGTGATGTTGCTGACGCGGAAAAAGCAAAAGCGGAAGCGCCCACAACTGGTGACCGGGTATCAGTAGAAACGCTGGCCACCCTGCATATTGATGCGCTGCATGCCACACGGAACGAACCGGTATCTATCGTTGAGCCCGGTGTGATTATTCGCGTAACCGAGCAGGACGCAGACGATCTGATTGAGAAGGGGCTTGCTCGCGAAGTCTGACAGGGGGCCGCATGGCTGATTTCGATAATCTCTTTGACGAGGCCATGTCGCTTGCGGATAGCACTATCCGCCGAGTGATGGGCACAGAGGCAAAAGTGACGTCAGGCACGTTGTCAGGCGTCACTTTGGTCGGTGTTTTCGATGATCCAGAAAATATTGGATATGCCGCTGCGGGGATTCGTGTTGAAGGTACCAGCCCGACCCTGTTTGTTGAAACCCCCACAGTCAGGCAGTTGCAGCGCATGGATACCCTGACGATTAACGGACGGCCATTTTGGGTGGATCGTATCGGACCGGATGATTGCGGCTCCTGTCACATCTGGCTCGGTAACGGTTCTCCGCCTTCAGCCCAGCGTCGTCGTTAAGGAGAGCCTATGTCAATAAAGGGTCTTGAGCAGGCGATAGCAAATCTTAACAGCATTAGTGAAAGGGCTGTTCCTCGCGCATCATCACAGGCTGTTAATCGTGTAGCAAACCGGGCCGTCAGCCGGAGCGTGTCCGTTGTGTCGAAAGACACCCGCGTACCGCGAAAACTGGTTAAGCAACGTGCCAGGGTAAAGCGTGCAACGGTCAATAAACCCCGCGCACTAATCCGTGTAAACCGTGGCAATTTACCAGCCATCAAGCTCGGTACCGCCAGCGTGCGTCTTTCCCGCAGAAAACGGGATAAGAAAGGGGCTAACAGCGTTCTGCGTATTGGACCGTTTCGCTTTCCGGGAGGATTCATACAGCAACTGAAAAATGGACGCTGGCATGTCCTGAGGCGAACGGCAAAGCCTCGTTATCCCATTGAAGTGGTCAGCATCCCACTGGCTGCACCCTTAACAACGGCATTTAAAGAAGAATTGCCGAAGCTAATGGAGTCGGACATGCCTAAAGAGCTACGGGCATCCCTTACCAACCAACTCAGGTTAATTCTGACACGATGAAACACAGCGATATCCGCAAGGTGATTATTGACGCGCTTGAAAGCGCAATTGGTACTGACGTCATTTATTTTGACGGCAGGCCTGCAGTGCTCGAAGAAGAAGATTTCCCTGCTGTAGCCGTCTATCTGACAGATGCGGAGTACACCGGGGAAGAGCTGGATGCCGATAACTGGCAGGCCATTCTGCATATCGAAGTCTTTCTCGGGTCTCAGGTGCCTGATTCTGATCTGGATGACTGGATGGAGACGCGGGTGTATCCGGTTCTCGCAGAGGTTCCGGGTCTTGAATCCCTTATCACCACAATGGTTCAGCAGGGTTATGACTACCAGCGCGATGATGATATGGCGCTGTGGAGTTCTGCCGATCTGAAATATTCCATTACTTACGACATGTGAGGACCCTATGGCCACACCAAACCCGCTGGCACCGACAAAAGGTGCTGGTACCACTCTCTGGGTTTATACCGGAACCGGTGACCCCTACTCCAATCCGCTTTCAGACGTTGACTGGCTACGCCTCGCGAAGATTAAAGACCTGCAGCCTGGTGAACTGACCGCTGAATCTGAAGATGACACCTACATCGATGATGAGAATGCCGACTGGACATCAACGATGCAGGGACAGAAATCAGCCGGTGAAACCAACCTGACGCTCGCGTGGATGCCGGGAGATTCCGGCCAGCAGGACCTGGTGATCTGGTTCGATGAGGGCACCGTGAGGGGATATAAAATCAAATACCCAAATGGTGTCGTCGATGTGTTTAAAGGCTGGGTGAGCAGCCTCGGTAAAACCATTGCTTCCAAAGAGGTCATGACCCGCACGGCCAAAATCACCAACAACGGCAAACCATCACTGGCAGAAGACAGTGGTGCCGCGCCAATTGCTGTCACGGGGATCAGTCTGGATAAATCCACTGCGGCTGTAGCGGTCGCGGCCACAACGCAACTGGTGGTGTCTGTCCTTCCGGCAAGTGCGTCAGATAAATCCTTCCGCGTAGCCAGCTCTGATCCTTCAAAAGCAACGGTCACCGTTAACGGCAATACTCTGACCGTTACTGGCGTGGCGGCGGGCACCGTCGAAATCATCGTCATGAGCAATGACGGTAACTTTGTGGCGATCTGCAAAGTCACTGTTTCCTGATAACCGGGGCGCGAGCCCCGTTCCCCGGAGTAATTATGTTTCTGAAAAGCGAACTGCTTGAATATAACGGCAGCAGCGTCACGCTGTTCCAGCTGTCAGCGCTGCAGCGTATTGAACACCTCGAATACCTGAAGCAGATTGAAGCGCTAGAAGAGGGAGATTTCCAGGCGGCCATTACGCTAACCATCAAAAGTGGTGCGTATGTTGTTGCGATGTCGCTCTGGCATGGTCATGCCCTGAAGGGATCTCAGAAAGAGAACGCGGCGGCTGAAGTGGCGGCGATTCAGGATGAAATTCTGGAAACATGGCCGACTGAGCTCATTGCTGAAGCGGAGTATAAGGTCAAAGTTCTGTCCGGCATGATTGAGCCAGTATCTGAAGTGCCAGAAAATGATAACAACGAACCTGCCGAACCGGTAACGGTGGAAAAGTCCTCGCCAGTGAGCTGACCTTTGCCATGAAACTGGCGCGTGAGTTCGGTCGCCCTGACTGGCGCGCCATGCTTGCTGGCATGTCCTCAACGGAATATGGCGACTGGAAAATCTTCTACCAGGACAACTTCTTTCATGATGCGCAGCTGGATGCTCACTTCTCCAGTTTGCTCTACACCATCTCAACCATGTTCTTCGCCAATCCGGAGTTATCCCCGGACAGTTTCAGCATTTTTTCACCTGTATCGGAATCCGTCGCCGTCGATGAGCCGAATGACGATACGTTGATGGCGAAAGCTGCAGGTATTTCAGGAGGCGTGCGTTATGGCCCAGACGACAGTCGGTGATTTGGTCGTTAACCTTGACGTTAACTCGACGAAATTCAACGAGCAAATCAACTACGTCAAAAAAGGATTAAAACAGACTGGCGATGCGGCGAATGACGAAGCGTTACGTATCCAGCAGTCCTTCAGCCGCCAGGAGAACGCCGCGCGTAAGGCCGGTATTTCAGTCGGTCAGTACAACGCAGCAATGCGTATGCTCCCGGCGCAGTTTACCGATGTGGCAACCCAGCTGGCGGGTGGGCAGAACCCCTGGCTGATTCTGCTTCAGCAGGGCGGTCAGGTTAAGGACTCCTTTGGCGGGATCATGCCTACATTCCGGGCGTTACTGGGGACGATTTCACCGTTGATGGTCGGCATCGGTGCATTGTCCGTTGCAACGGGTGCGCTGTTCTATGCCTGGTATCAGGGCTCTTCCACACTGTCTGATTTCAATAAAACGCTGGTGCTGTCAGGAAACACTGCCGGACTGACTGCTGACCGCATGCTGGTACTGGCGCGAAACGGCCAGGCGGCGGGGCTGACGTTCAATCAGACCAGTGAGGCGCTGACAGAGCTGATTAACTCAGGTGTGCGTGCTGGTTCTGGCTTTGACGCGATGAGTCAGGCGGTTGCTCGCTTTACTGAGGCATCCGGCGTGCCGGTGGAGAAAGTCGCTGCAGCTTACGGCAAACTTTCAACCGACCCGACTTCCGGGCTGATTGCGATGGCTCAGCAGTTCCACAACGTGACTGCTGAGCAGATTGCCCATGTTGCACAGCTGCAGCGTGCTGGCGATGAGGCAGGGGCGCTGCAGGCAGCCAACGAGGCCGCGACTGCCGGATTTAACGATCAGACCAAATCCATCCGCGACAACATGGGGACGATTGAGACTGCGGCCGACACGCTGAAGCGCGCGTTTAAGTCGATGTGGGATGCTGCACTCGATGTCGGTCGGCCTGATACAGCTCAGGAGATGGTGGCAAAAGCTGAAGCCGCATTCAAGAAGGCCGATGAAATCTGGAACCTGCGTAAAGGCGATCATTATGTAAATGATGAAGCCCGCGCCCGGTTCTGGAATGACCGCGAAACGGCCAGGCTGGCGCTGGATATGGCGCAGCAGCAGGCGGGAATTGCCAAAGCGAACGAGGAGAACGCTTCCCGTGAGGCGGCAGCAGAATCTGACCGTCAGAAGTATGCTGCGCAAGCGCAGGCTAACTATGCCAAAACTCAGACAGCCCTGGAAAAATATACGGCTCGTCAGAACGAGCTCAACAAGGCGCTGAAAGAGGGACGGATCCTTCAGGCTGACTACAACATCAACCTGGCTGCGGCGAAAAAAGAGTATGAAGACACCCTTAAAAAGCCGAAGAAAACCCCCGCTGTCAGGACCCCTGCCGGTACCCGTGCAACCGATACGGCCAGCGCACAGACGATGGAGCTGGAGGCTCAACTACGTACTCTGCAGCAGCATAAGGGGATTAATGACACCATCAGCCAGCAGCGCCAGGAACTGTGGCGTCAGCAGTCTAAGTTTACGGTTCTGGAAGAGGCTGCGAAGACCCGAACCCTCTCCGCTGAGGAAAAATCTCTGCTGGCCAGTAAAAGCGAGGTGCTTTCCCGTGCGGAGCTGAATGCGAAGCTTGGCGATCAGATAGTGGCGCAGGAGCGGCTTAACCGCCTGCAGGATACGTCACAAAAATACGTCACGCAGATCGGCGAGAAAACCCGAGCTCTGACGGAAAGTGCGGGTATGAGCAGTCGTGCAGCACAGCGTCGCAATGAAGAGGCCCAGCTTCTTCAGGGCTGGAAAAATGGTGGCGGCTCGGAGAACGATGCAGGTTACCAGAATGAACTGCAGGCGCTGCAGGCGTACTACGCCGAGCAGGATAAGCTGCGGGGCGACTGGCAGTCCGGGGCAAAATCCGCATGGGCAGATTATGTTGATTCTGCTTCTGATGCCTACGGCCAGATGAAGTCGTTTGCCACCAGTACGTTTGATGGCATCGGGCAAAATATGGCTGACATGCTGACGCGGGGAAAGGCTGACTGGGCTGACTTCACCCGCTCCACACTCTCCATGCTGACACAAATCCTGATGAAGCAGGCGATGGTCGGCTTGGTGGATTCTGCGACAACCGCACTGGGATTTGCAGGTGGCGGTTATACCGGTTCAGGTGGGAAATATGAGCCTGCAGGTGTCGTTCACCGTGGTGAATTTGTTTTTACCAAAGAAGCAACCAGCCGGATTGGTGTCGGAAACCTTTACCGGATGATGAAAGGTTATGCCACGGGTGGTCTTGTTGGTGGGAATGGTGCTGGGCCTGCTGCAGCACCGTTCGGTGTCAGTGTGTATGCTCCGGTGACGGTACAGAATGCCTCCAGTGGCGCACAGCAGCAAAACGACGGTGACAGGCTGGGTAAGGCGTATCAGCAGGTGATTAACAAATCTGTCAATGATGGTATCGCCAGGGCAATCCAGCCCGGTGGGCTCATCTGGAATGCCAACAATCGCAGGTAACAGTTATGACGATAGAAACTTTCTCCTGGAGTATTAAGGTCTCCAGTCAGCCCACTGAGGGAAGCAAAGACACAGTCAGGAAGGTCCAGTTCGGCGACGGGTATGCACAGGTAAGTGGCTCAGGCCTGAATGATGAGATTCGCACCTATGAATATTCCTTTTCAGGGGATCCCACTACAGCGAATGAAATTCATGCCTTCCTTCGCCGGCACAAAGTGAAGTCGTTTATTTTCACTCCGCCTTTCGGCGATACCGCGCTGTGGCGTGTCGAAGCTGACACCCTCAAAAAGGTGGTTAAAAACGTAAAAGTGGTAACCGTAACTGCAACGTTTGAACAGGCATTTGCACCATGAGTCTTAATGCTGATTATCAAAAACTTGAGCCGGGCAATGAAGTCCGGCTTTTTTCTGTCGATGGCACTGCGTTCGGTATGTCAGATGTGCTCTGCTTCCACGCACATAATATCGCGCATACGCCGGAAGAGATTGAAGCTGCAGGAGGGGATGAAAATAAACTTCCGGCGAAGTCGATATGGTGGCAGGGACAGGAATATAAAGCCTGGCCGTGTGAGGTTGAGGGTATTGAGGCGACTACGGACGGTACCAGCCCTCAACCAAAGATGAGGGTGGCTAACCTGGACAGTTCGATCTCAGCGCTCTGTCTGGCGTATGACGATCTGCTTCAGGCGAAAGTCAGTATCCACGACACACTGGCTCAGTATCTGGACGCCAGAAATTTTCCGCAGGGCAATCCCACAGCAGACCCGAAACAGGAAAAGTTGAAGGTTTTTTATATCGATGCCAGGAGCACCGAGACGGACGAATTTGTCGAATTTATTCTTTCCAGCCCGATGGCATTACAGGGCCAGATGATACCGACGCGGCAGCTTCATTCGTTATGCACCTGGTGTATCCGGAACAAGTACCGCACCGGCGACGGCTGCGACTATGCCGGAACGCGCTATTTCGACAAGCACAATAATCCGGTTGACGATCCTTCTCTGGATGTCTGCAACGGCACGCTGACAGCCTGCAAACTCCGGCACGGAGACAGCAACGAGTTGCCGTTTGGCGGCTTCCCCGGAACATCTCTTATCAGGAGCTGATATGCGTCAGAAAACCATTGATGCCATCATGGCGCACGCTGCAGCGGAATATCCACGCGAGTGCTGCGGTGTGGTTGCGCAGAAAAGCCGGGTTGAGCGCTATTTTCCCTGTCGCAACCTCTCAGCAGAGCCGACTGAACATTTTCACCTGTCACCTGAAGATTACGCAGCTGCTGAAGACTGGGGGACGGTGGTGGCCATAGTTCATAGCCACCCTGACGCGACGACGCAGCCCAGCGAGCTGGACAAGGCGCAATGCGATGCCACGCTGCTGCCCTGGCATATTGTGAGCTGGCCAGAAGGGGATTTACGTACAATTCAGCCGCGCGGGGAACTGCCGTTGCTGGAGCGTCCGTTCGTGCTTGGCCACTTCGATTGCTGGGGCCTGGTAATGAGCTATTTCCGGCAGACACACGGCATCGAGCTCCATGATTACCGCGTCGATTATCCCTGGTGGGAGAAAAACTATCCGGACAATTTCTATCAGGACTGCTGGTACGAGTGCGGATTCAGGGAGTTTGAAGGCTCTCCTGAGGAAGGTGACCTGGTCATCATGCAGGTGCAGGCCGATAAGTGGAATCACGCCGGGATTTTGCTGGAGGGTAATATGCTGCTGCACCATCTGTACGGGCATCTGAGTCAGCGTGTTCCCTATGGGGGATACTGGCAGGAGCGCACAATGAAAATCGTTCGCTATAAAGATGTAAAGGCAGGTGAATTATGCAGGAAGTTATGACCCGCATTGAGCTTGGCGGCGTGTTGGGGAAAACGTTCGGTAAAGTTCACCACCGCCTGATTTCCCGCGTGAGCGAGGCGGGAGTCGCTCTCGCAAAGACCATCCCTGGATTCGAGCAGTTTATGATCTCCAGCCAACGCCGTGGGCTCACTTATTCAGTGTTTAAGGGTAAGAAAAACATCGGTGTGGATGACCTCGGCTTTCCGGTTACCGGCGATGTTATCCGCATCGTCCCGGTAATCATTGGCAGCAAAAAAGCGGGTTTACTTCAAACAATCCTGGGCGCTGTACTGGTCGTTGTTGGTGTGGCTGTCGGCTACTTTTCGGGTGGTACGTTATCAGCCGCTGGATATGCGGCCGCTAAATTCGGTGCCGCGATGATGATTGGCGGCGTAGTCCAGATGCTTTCCCCTCAACCAGCGGGACTGGCCAGCAAACAGAGTTCAGATAACCGCGCCTCATACGCGTTCGGTGGAGTCACCAACACCGCCGCTCAGGGCTATCCGGTACCCCTTCTTTATGGTCGTCGGCGAATCGGCGGTGCGATTATTTCTGCCGGGATTTATGTCGAAGATCAGCAATAAATAAAAACCTCCTTTCAGGCCACCTCAGGGTGGCCTTTTTTATGGGCGCAATATGGTTACATCTAATCCGATTAGAGGCCGCAAGGGCGGCAGCTCCAGTTCACGCACCCCGACTGAACAACCAGACGATCTCCAGTCCGTAGCGAAGGCCAAAATTCTTGTTGCACTGGGAGAGGGCGAATTTGCAGGGCAGTTGACGGCGAAGGATATCTATCTCGATGGCACGCCTCTTGAGAATGCAGATGGATCACAAAACTTCAGCGGCGTGGCGTGGGAATTCCGCCCGGGGACTCAGGCTCAAAAATACATTCAGGGTATTCCCGGTACCGAAAATGAAATCAGCGTGGGCACCGAAGTTTCAAGTACCACCGCATGGACTCACACCTTCACCAACTCACAACTGTCAGCCGTTCGCCTGCGCCTGAAATGGCCCTCGCTTTTTAAGCAGGAGGACGATGGCGATCTGGTTGGCAATTCAATTAACTACGCCATCGACCTGCAGACGGATGGCGGCACCTGGCAGACGGTCCTTAATACCAGCGTAACCGGCAAGACAACCTCCGGATATGAACGCAGTCATCGTATCGACTTACCACAGGCTGGCAGCACCTGGACGGTACGCCTTCGCAAACTCACGGCGGATGCCAACAGCGCGAAAATTGGCGACACGATGACACTGCAGAGCTACACAGAGGTCATCGACGCCAAACTGCGTTATCCAAATACCGCGCTGCTGTACATTGAATTCGACTCAAGCCAGTTTAACGGCTCTATCCCGCAAATATCCTGTGAACCACGAGGGCGTGTAATCCGCGTTCCGGATACTTATGACCCGGAGACCCGCACCTATAGCGGCACCTGGCTGGGGACATTTAAGTGGGCGTGGACGGACAATCCTGCCTGGATTTTTTACGATCTGGTGGTGAGTGACCGCTTTGGGCTGGGCAACCGGCTGACGGCGGCAAATATTGATAAATGGACGCTTTACCAGGTAGCACAATATTGCGATCAGCTGGTACCGGACGGTAAGGGCGGTAGCGGCACCGAACCTCGCTATACGTGTAACGTGTATGTGCAGGAGAGGAATGACGCCTATACCGTTTTACGTGATTTTGCGGCGATATTCCGTGGTATGACGTACTGGGGCGGTGATCAAATCGTTGCGCTGGCGGATATGCCCCGCGATGTGGATTACAGCTACACACGCGCTAACGTGGTTGATGGTCGCTTTACCTATTCCGGCAGTAGCACACAAGCCCGTTATACCACTGCACTGGTTTCCTGGTCCGATCCGGGGAATGCCTACGCAGATGCGATGGAACCTGTATTTGAACAGGAACTTGTGTCTCGTTTTGGGACAAACCAGCTCGAAATGACAGCCATTGGCTGTACCCGGCAGTCAGAGGCAAACCGTAAGGGGCGATGGGGTATTCTGACCAATAACAAGGATCGCATCGTATCGTTTGATGTTGGCCTAGACGGCAGGATTCCACAGCCAGGTTATATCATCGCGGTAGCCGATGAACTGTTATCCGGAAAGGTGATGGGAGGGCGTATAAGCGCGGTTAACGGTCGCGTTATCACTCTTGATCGCGAGTCTGCAGCCGCTCCCGGCAGCCGCCTTATGGTTAACCTTCCGTCTGGCGCATCGCAAAGCAGGACGATACAGAGCGTAAATGGTCGGGCTGTCACCGTGACCACGGCATACAGCGAAACACCTGCAGTGGAATCGGTGTGGGTTGTCGAGTCCGACGAACTTTACGCTCAGCAATATCGTGTTATCAGCGTCACGGATAATAATGACGGAACGTTTTCGATTTCTGGCGCTTTGCACGATCCGGATAAGTATGCACGTATCGATACCGGAGCCATTATCGACCAGCGGCCAATAAGTGTTATTCCGCCTGGCAATCAGTCTCCGCCAGCAAACATCGTCATCAATTCATTTTCTGTGGTTCAGCAGAATGTGAGCGTTCAGACCATGCGCGTCAGTTGGGATCAGGCGAAGAACGCCATCGCCTATGAAGCACAGTGGCGTCGCAATGACGGGAACTGGGTGAACGTTCCGCGCAGCTCCACCACTTCCTTCGATGTTCCGGGCATTTACGCGGGACGATACCTGGTGCGCGTGCGTGCCATCAATGCCGCGGAAATTTCGTCAGGGTGGGGGTATTCAGAAGAGAAAACGCTGACGGGTAAAGACGGGAATCCCCCGAAACCAGTTGGCTTTACTGCTTCTGAAAACGTGGTATTCGGTATCGAGCTTAACTGGGGGTTCCCGGCGAATACGGACGATACCCTGAAGACGGAAATTCAGTACAGTCTGACCGGTACTGATGGCGATGCGATATTGCTGGCCGATGTGCCATACCCACAGCGTAAATATCAGCAAATGGGGTTAAAGGCGGGTCAGATATTCTGGTACCGCGCGCAGCTGGTTGACCGAACCGGTAACGAGTCCGGTTATACCGACTGGGTTAGGGGGCAGGCGAGCATCGATGTTTCAGACATCACCGATGTGATCATGGAGGAAATTAAAGACTCCGAAACGTTCAAAGACTTGATAGAGAGCGCGGTGGACAGCAATGAAAAAATTGCTGGGATGGCTGACGACATCCTGAAGGCGAACGATGAGCTTGAGAAGCAGGCGCTGGCTATACAACAAAACTCGGACGGGCTGGCTCAGGCCGAAGTGAAAATAGACGAAATGTCCGTATCTATGGATGGCATGACGGGTGGGATGAAGAACTCGGCCATCGCCATTATTCAGAACGGGCTGGCGCAGGTGGCTACACGCAAAAGGCTATCTGCAACCGTCGCCGGTAACAGCGCGCAGCTGGACCGCATTGATGAGGTTATCGTCAACGAGAAGGAGGCCACAGCGCGGTCGCTGCTGAGTTTGCAGACAGATGTCAACGGCAACAAGGCTTCCATCAACAGCCTGAACCAGACATTCTCTGATTACCAGCAGGCCACGGCCACGCAAATAAATGGGATCACGGCGACGGTGAACGGTCATACCTCTGCTATCACCACCAACGCAAAAGCCATAGCGAACGTTAACGGTGACCTCAGCGCGATGTATAACATCAAGGTTGCGGTCGATGCCAATGGGAAACAATACGCTGCCGGTATGGGAATCGGTGTGGAAAACACCCCTGATGGTATGCAGTCACAGGTGCTTTTCCTGGCGGATCGTTTTGCAGTGATGATGCAGGCCGGAGCGACACCTACCATTGTATTCACCACGCAAAATGGTCAGTTGATTATCCGAGATGCAGTTATCGGCGATGGAACGATCAGCAATGCCAAAATTGGCAATTTTATCCAGTCCAATAACTATGTGGCTGGCTCTGCAGGCTGGAAACTTGATAAGGGCGGGACATTCGAAATTAACGGCGTGGCCGGGGGCGGGAGGATGCTGATAACCAGCACTCTCATTCGTATCTATGACAGCAACAACGTGCTGCGTGTCAGAATGGGGTTATGGTAATGCTACAGGGATTGCAATGCTGGGATAGTGCAGGGCGGATAGCGGTTGATTTGAGTGATTATGCCATCCGGTATATCGGAAGCACCTCGGTAACATTCGCTGCGGGGGAAACGTCGAAAAACGTTTCCTTCGCCGGGATAACCCAGGATGGCTCATTCATATCAATTGTGTCGACTGGCGTCACTGTCAACGAATACCACTGCCGCGCCTATAATGGCGGTTTTACAGCTTACTATTTGCCCTCAACCGGCAGTCCTGCGATCACACTCAATGTGGAGGTGTATAACTTTCAATGAGCGGATTCGAAGTTTACAACAGCGATGGAAAATTACTGGTGGACTCGCAAAACAGGTCCACCCTTTTTTATGACCAGCGTACGCTCGGCGCAGTGAACAACAAGGGTTTTTACCAGGTAGACAGCCCATTTGGGAATGGTAGCACCCTGGGATTCACTCCACAGTCATTCTGGAATGATGGGAGATTAAGGTGGCTGCAGCTTGGCACAAACAGATACGGGATGCCTGGTGCAGACCTGCTTGAAGATAACGCAGGGAGCATGATCCGCACTGCGCGTAACATTGGAATTCAAAGCGGGTATCTGGATGTCTTCGACAGTGCCGGAAATCTCATCTGGAGCGCGGCTTCAGCCTCAAAAATGCCCCGCGTTGTCGGCTTCTTTGACGTACCGGCGAACTATGACCTGCAGAACAACACACTATCGGTGAGCCTCAGTTTTAACCCGTGGATTCTGGTAAATAACTGCCCCGGAAATCTCAGCGATGACGGAGAGGTGGTCGGTTATTCAGGGATAGTGCTGAAGTGGACGGGCTCACAGCTGCAGGGGAGGTATGTATCAAAAAATCAGCGCAGCTGGAGCCAGACGATGCAGGGGAGAGGATTAAGAATCCCTGTCGCTCAGTTTGTCGGTATTTGAAATAGGCGGGACACGTGGATACTGCGTGGCAATCATATCCTGCCTAACTCCCTTCGCAGCGTTGAAGCGATAAACGACATCGAGTTTATCGGTTTTTTTATAGCAAATATTACTCAGGCGTTTATTAACATGGCGGCTGAATATTCCATTGCTGCTGTCAGAAATAACCGTCATTTCTCGCGTAGCGCAGTCAATATTCACGTGGATATCACCGCCCAATGATAAACGGGCAGCGTCAACCGGATAATCCATTCTGAATGCATTGTCTGTGTGTTTACTGGAACAGCCAGCCAGCAGCAAAAATACTGCAGCAAATAATCTTTTCATTTCTACATTCCTGTAAATGCGGGAATATCCATTCTATTAGAGTTTAATAAATAGTCAGATTGATATTAGCGATCAATTTTACATGATTGATCGCTTAAGACGATCGTTATTATCGTGAGGTAGTTCATGCTTTATAACACTGGCACTATCGCTATTAATGGAAATACCGCAACCGGCACCGGCACAAACTGGACGGCACCCGCCAGCCAGGTTCGCTCTGGACAGACGATCATAGTCATGTCTAACCCGGTCCAGATGTTCCAGATTTCATCCGTGAACAGCGCCACGTCAATGACGGTTACGCCAGCGGCTTCCCCGGCGCTTAGCGGCCAGAAGTACGGCATTCTGGTATCAGACAATATCTCGGTTGATGGTCTTGCACAGGCGATGTCTCAGCTCATCAAAGAGTATGACGAGAATATCGGTGCGTGGGAGACGTTCGCCACCACATCCGCAAATCAGAGCATCACTGTAACCATCAACGGCACCGCCGTAACGATCCCCGGCATCGGTAAACTGGCGCAGAAAGGGAGCAACGGTGCGCTTGCTATTGCTGATGGCGGCACCGGGGCAACGAAGGCGGAAGACGCTCGCTCAAACCTCGGTTTGGGAGACAGCGCCACCAGGAGCGTTGGAACTGAGGTCGGAACCGTGGCTGCTGGTGACGATTCTCGCCTCACTGGTGCCCTTCAAAAAACTGGTGGCACACTTACCGGCCAGTTTAATTTTAATTCTTCCTCTGTGGTGCTGGACGGTAATTCGGGAATGCGTGTTCCTCTTGGCAACATGACATTTACTGGTGGGGTGCAATCAGGCCAGGCTAACAATGACATAGTTGGACTAACAGCTGATGCAAGTGCCGTCACAAATCAGTTCGTGGGCGGATGGATATATAAATGGTTCTCAGATGCAGTTATCACTGGTATTAAGCGCGGTGGAGGAACCGATGCGAATTATTTCGAGATTTACTATAACGGAGGTTCAACCCCCCAAAAAAACTGGACCTTCGATCTGAAAACGGGCAATGCAGTTGCGTCCGGTTCCTGGAACAATAACTCTGATGCCAGGCTGAAAGAAAACATCGAACGTGTTGCTAATCCGCTTGAAAAAATGCGAAAGGTCAGGGGGGTGACATGGGATCGACTTGATGGTGTCGGACCGGGGCAGGGGTTTATTGCTCAGGAAATGAAAGCTGTAATGCCAACAGCGGTAACCATATCGCCGAACCCTGTGAAGCTTAAAGATGGTACCGAACTGGAAGATGTGCTGACGGCTGATACATCTGGTTTCGCAGCGGCTCTTCACCATGAGGCAATTCTGGCGTTAATGGATAAAATAGAAGAGTTAAAGAAACAAATCGATACGATTCAGTCTGGAAGCTGAAGAATCCGCCGCCCGTCGCATACAAAAACGGGCTGCGGTTTTCCTTAGGATGAAGGCTCCTGCTTTACCTTGCTTTCCAGTTCATCTACACGAATAGCCAGGGCTTTTATCGCGGCCAGCGCATCGAGCAACAGAGGTGTCTGGTCAAGGTGTAATATGCCCCCAATTTCTTTGACATATTCTGGATCGATTGTCTGAATTTGCTGTGATATCACTCCGCGACGTGGGGTTTGCGTTTCATCATCTTTGAAGGTGAAGTGTTTGAACTCCATCCGTGAAATGTTGCCCAGCGCCTCTTCTGGATCGAGGTCGTCACCAATATTTTTCATAATTCTGTCAGAAACCGCAGACGTCATTATTTCCTTCCATGGGCTCCATCCATCAGTGTTGTAACCCCTGAAAAAAAATCTTCCCGCATCTGTTTTGCTGGCATACGGCAAGCAGAACTGCGTTAAGGCTGCATCAGAAATACGAACATAATTTTGAACATACCCATACCAGCTGGTGATTGGCCCTGAAGTTGATTTCGCCATATCTAACAGCAAACGATAAGTACCGGGCTCAGTTAGGCTATTGAAGTTTGTCCCGTCAGGAGCAACTGCCATATCTGTTTTAAAGGCCCTGGCATCACCAGTTGGCAACCCGAATGCCCCCACCTGCATGACGTTCCCGGCTGCCGTTCCGACGTCCTTTGTCGCGCTACTTCCTAAACCGACCTTTATTCATTATCCTCGGCGGTCAAAGCATACTCAGCCGCTTTCAGCTTTTCGTTGTATAAAGAATCGGCTGGCATTTGTAGCCGGAGATCTATCCAGCGGCCCTCCGGAATATCCATCGGGGCACCGGCAATAATCATCGCTGTTTCCACATCAAAGCGGCGACGAAAAACTGAAACAGTCAGCACGCTATCTTCGGCGGTAGTGATGTTTACGAAGCAAAGAAAGTTGCCGTTGATATCCTGGGGGATCTCTACTGTCCATCCTTCAGGATTTAGGCCACTGCTCCCCATGACGCGATATTCCCCTTCACCCTCTCTCGATGCCGTAACTCCTTCAGCTTCATCATTACATTCAACTTCCCCCGTACCGTAAAGCTTAATCACCGGAGAGGCGCGCTTGATAAAGCCGTTCGTGTCGACGGTGGTGTTTGTCTCTCCCCACCACTTTTTCCACGTGGCCGCGCTTGGATTTGCCGGATCGTATACGCCTGTCCAGATATTATCCCGATTGAAAGCGAGACCGAACCCTGCAGTCGAATACACAGGAATTGAGACCAGTCCTACAATGGAGTTTCCACTACCCACTGGAGCGCCGATGGTAGATGGTGGTGCCCCATCACCGCGTATACGATAAAGTCCCCCGCGATACCCATCAGCCAGGCTTGCCAGTTGTGAAGCTAATGACGAGTCAGCCCCAATACCAAAACCGCCTACCTGAATGACATTTCCATTCGCGGTACCGGCATCCTTTATCGCGCTGCTTCCTAAACCGACCTTTATTCACCTTGATCGGCAGTCATGGCCAACTCAGCAGCTCTGATTTTTTGGTTGTACAAAGAACCGGCAGGCATTTCGACGCGCACGGACACAAACTGGTCGCGGGGAATGTCGACCGGATCGCCATCATTGATACCCTGCAGCTCGTTCCTGGCGAACGCAGGCGCGTCAGGATGCGTGCGGTGATAAGTCCTAACCAGCACAGAGCCGTCAGCGTTGACTTCGTAATCCAGCCAGATAAGCGGTTGTTTGTTTCGGTCGGTGGGGATGTCAAAACCGCCATCGATGCCGCCCCATGCCGCATCTGAGTTCAGGCCCTGGCATCCTTCAATCAGATATTGACCTATGGCCAGACGGGTTACAGTGCAGCCTTCTGATTCGTCGTTCGTCCGGTATGATCCATCCGAAAAGACCTTCACAACTGGGGATGAACGCTTAATAAAGCCACTGGCATCGACGGTCGTGTTTTTAGTTCCCCAAAGGTTATTAATTTGAGCCGTACCCCCTGCAATGGCTGTGTTGTTGCCCGATGAAACCATGGCGTTCCCGGTGCGGTAATCAACCCACAGTGCGGACTGAACGTCACCAGCAGCGAAGTAAAATGAGGCGGCGTACTGAAAGTTTGTACCACCGACTACAAGACCTGGGTTGAGAGAGCGGAACGCGGCAGTACCACCGTTTTGCCTTCTTTCATTCATACACTGCGCTACATCACCCAGTTGTGATTCAAAACCTATCCCAAGAGCGGCTGAGGAAGCTATAACGGCACCGTCGGTTGCACGTAAAGAGAGATAGCGGTTAAGGGTGTTATTGGATCCATTGATGTGTAGCGTCAGGTAGTCAATGCCGTCTCCGCGCCTTTCTGCATAAAAGCGAGCATAGTTGTTAATTAACCCGCTGCTGCTCCTTGACGTGGTTGTTAAAATCCCTGATGCAGAAGAGTCATTACCGCGCTCGAGATTCAAGTTGCTGAAAGCAACATTATCGCCACTTCCCAAACCGACGTTTTTTAGATTGCCCTGAGTTATCCATACCGATAACTTCGCGTGATTTTTTCATGGAAAAAGGTGTCTAAAAAACATGCAATATGGGTACGCAAGGGTGTCAACTTTTGACCAAAACCTCGAATTACAATTAGAAGCGCTAAATCGGTCAGAATGCGACCAAATATTTGAGGATAAAATATCCGGCGCGAAGTCAAAACGCCCTGGCCTGGATAAGATGATGAAGTCATTGCGGCCCGGTGATACCGTTATCGTCTGGAAGCTTGATCGTCTTGGGCGATCCCTAATTCACCTTGTAGATTTATTGCGCTATTTCCGTTCGAATAATATTGAGTTTGTATCTATCACTGAAGGGATAAGAATAAGCACTTCAATAGGCCGTTTCGCATACACAATGCTGAGTGCAGCAGCCGAAATGGAAAGGGAAAACATCATTGAAAGAACGCGCGCAGGGTTAGCCGTGGCTAGGTCAAAGGGGAGAATCGGCGGCAGGCGACCGAAACTAACCCCAGAGCAATGGGCGCAGGCAGGAAGGCTTATTGCGAACGGTATGGACAGAAAGCAGGTAGCTATTATCTATGATGTAGCCGTGTGCACTTTGTATAAAAAATTTCCAGCATCTAATAAGATGTGAACAGTTAATATTTATCCCCCTAACAGATCGCAGGGGGATAAATAATATTATTTCTTATGTTTTATGAGGCTTTCTAATTTATCGAGGTTTTGGTTAACCTTCTCGGCACCAAGTTCTGACTCAAGCAATGCCTCTATTTTTTTCATTAAGTTAGAAGGTATCTTACGACTATCTATTTTTAAGGTGATGAAATTGCCATTATGTTTAGCAATAACGCCCTCTCCATATGTTTTTTCGGTTTTGGATTCGCCTTTTTTCTCTACCAGAATTACGTCTTGTAGCACTTGTATAATTCTCGCAGGTTCAAAATCTTCACCTGCTTGCTTCATGCGGAGCAGCTGTTGCGCAGCATCGAGCATAGTCTGCTCATTTCCCTGATAAACTTTTGATAGAGCATCACCGGCACGAGCTGATAGCTCTCCCGGATGTTTGAAGATAGACAGGATCTCCTTCGGTAATCCGGCAGTATTCATGCAGCGGTTCACGATATTTCGGTCGATACCCTCTGCTTCAGCCAAGGCTTTAACATTACCATCAAACTCTTTCAGTCGGCGCAAGTACCGTTTTCCGCGCTCGTATGCACTGGTTGGTCGGTAGTCGTTACCTACCTGCGACAACCATTGCATTTGTTCATCATCCAGATCCCCTACGAGAACCCGATAATCGCTACCTGTAATGATGGCTGTTTTGCGGCGGCGTGAACCATCGGCAATCTCAATAATGCCTGACGTTTTTCTGGCGAACGCGGGGTTCTGCTGCCCGGAAGTGAGAAATGACGGGATAAGGTCGGCCAGCGCTGATTCGTTCAGCAACTCCTGATCTCGTTCATTGCCGAGCCAAACCATTGTGGCCATCTCAACTTTATCAGCAGGAATGGTTTCCAGTTTAAAGGCCACGTTACGACCGCAAACAGGCAGCGTAATACTGTTCCCGGACAACGAACTTAATTTGCTCTGCAAGTCACCGACCATAGGCGAAACAGAATGTGTTTTTTGTGGCGCATGATGGGTGTTACTCATTAGCGTTTCGATGTTGGGTGCATTTTTTAACATAGAGCGCTGCTTCATAATTAGTCCTCCCACCGAGGTTTTATTAGGTCTTCGAAAATCTCTTTGCAGACTGGTTCCCAGATGGCCACCGCATTCCTCCAGGCATTGAGCGTCGATCTTTGGTTTGCGGCTTGCTCAAATACAGTGCGCATTTTTATCTGCCCTTTGCCAACCTCATCAGTTACCCGCACAACCTGCCGCAATACCATAGCTCCCCAAGTATTCCGTATTTGCTCTTCCATCCATCGAGACTGGTTGCCTGTTGTCAGGCTGTATTTTGTCAGGAGCAAGCGAACCATAGGTTCAAATCCGCCCAAATCAACGGTTTCAAGCAGGTCTAGCAGCATTGTGAAAAACTGAAGAACTGATGCATAGTCGAACAGCTCTGCAGGGGTTGCTACAACGATGACGTCAGCAGCACAGACAACGTTAATTGTTCCCGTCCCTAAGTTTGGTGCGCTGTCTATGACGATAATGTCGTAGTTATCCCATACAGACTCGATAGCAGCACGAAGCATCAGGTGAGGGGGATGAGGCAACTTACCTTCTGAATGGTGCTGCATCAAATCCGTTTCAATGCGATGAAGAGCAAGGCAGCTAGGGATTATGTCGAGGCCTGGCCAGCATGTCGGCTTAATTGCATATTCAGCGTTGTCACGTTCACCGAGGTAAAACGGAAGCAGAGTATCGTCTCTGTGAATATGCAAATCAGGAACATAACCGTGGTACATCGACGCCGTTCCTTGAGGATCATTCCCTTCAACAAGAAGAACGCGGTGCCCTTGTAAGGCTAGCCATTGCGCCTGGTGTACTGCAGAGGAGGTTTTGTAAACCCCGCCTTTATGCGACATCACGGCAAGAACAACCGGGTTTTTATCGTCTGGTCGCTGGTTTGGATTTCCAAAAACGCTTCGCATATTGCTAATTTGGTCAATAGTGTAGCCAGCTCGACGCTCTACTCGGCCCCTCATCTCAAAATCAGGAGCAGGCAGACGGCCAGCTTTTTCCGCATCCCTGATAGCCTGAGGTGTTACGCCAATTAGGTCAGCAACTTCTGTGATACCCCAGCGGCGAGTTATACGGCGAGCCTCTGGGCTATCATCGCCGAACTGAGCAATGGCTATAGCGCGGGTCATTTCCTGGCCGCGATTGATGCAGTCATGTAGCAAATTGATTAACGACATCCTGTTTCCTCTCTAACATGCCCTTTATCTTTGTGTTATTCATCATACTTTACGTTTTTTAAGCAAAGCAACATAAAAAAAGCAAAGTCGATAGAAAAACGCAAAGTTAAGGATTTAACTAATCATGTGATGCGACAAAGAAGCGGTTTCGTTGCATCTAAGCACATCGCTATTACTACGTTGGCATATTGAAAGCCTAACCATATGAATTTTAATGATAATTTTTCACTTAAAATCTCCCCCTAAGTTAAGCGAACATGCCATATTTTTCGCTG